TAAGTCATAATCTAATAATTCTATTTCATCTTTAATTTTTTGAATATTTCTACGATGTTCTTGTTTTTTTTGTTCCATTAGTTATTGATATTTATTATATAATATAAAATTTGATATAATATTTCAATTTTTTTATTATATATAATTCTATAAAATACAACTATTTGTTTTCATAGGATTGTCGACACAATGGACACTCTAAATTATCATTATTTAAAAACCATTTATCAATACATTTTTTATGAAATGTATGGCTACATATATTTAGTTCACGTTTAAATTCATTTAATTTATAATTTTCATGGCAGATAGCACAAACATCCAATTTATCAAGTAGTGCGTCACCTTCCTTTATTTTACGATATTTGGGTAAATGGTTAGTTACTTCCCGTAGTTTTTTCTTTTTATTAACTAAATCCTGAATTTGCGTTGATAAAAAAGTTAACTCGTAGGTTAGTTCTTGTTCACTTCCAGTTTCATCTAAGTATTTGTCGTTCCAACGTATAGTATAATCTGAATATATATCTAAACTTCCTAACTGTGAATTAACTACTTCTTCAAATATATTATGAATTATTAAAGAAACTTCTGGTTGGTCAAGTGACCCATTATTATTTATCGTAACAGCGAATTGATGTAATAAATCATTTAATATTGGATTTGTTGTTATTAAATTATTATCCATATAAAATATAATCCTTATATATAATAATATATATTATCTTTATTTTAATAATACGAAATGAATTTATACATACATATTCAAAAAAGTTCTGTCGTTAACATTAATATTTTTCAATAACATATTTACAATTTTAGTATTAACTTTCATAGGGAATTCAATTTTGTCTAGATTATATGGTAAAATGATTCTTTCACTATCTTGTTGATTAGACATTGTAAATTGTAGAATATTAAGTCTTGATATAATTGTTTCTATAGTTCTTCTTAGTGTTCGAACTCCTTCTTCATGGCTACAAAATGTTGTGATTATTTCACGAATTACCGTTTCATCATCAAATATCACATCATCTGGTTTCATTCCAATGTCGGATATGATTTGTGGAATTAGAAATCCTTTAGCTATATGAATTTTATCTTCAATATTAAAACCTTTGGTTTGTATAACATGTAAACGGTCAAGAAGAATTGGGTTGATTAGGCTAATATCATTAAAACTAAATATGAAAATGCATTTAGACAAATCAAAATCTATTCCTGAAAAGTAATTATCGTGATAGCTCATATTTTGTGAAAAATCAGTTAGATGGCATAAAAAGTTATAAATATCAGCACCTTTTGACGAGTTAGATACTTTATCTAATTCATCAAAGAATATAACTGGGTTCATAACTCCAGCTTCTTTAATACATTGCATAATTCTTCCACATTGACTTCCAACATATGTAAAATCATGACCATTAAGAACATTCACATCACTCATACCACCCAAACTTATTTGAGTAAAAGGTCTATTAAGTGCCTTTGCTATACCATTTCTAACCAGAGTTGTTTTACCATTACCAGGTGGTCCTTGAATAGCTAAACATTTACCACGAGACTTGGGATTTGTAATATATTGTGTAATATATTCTAAAATTTGTACCTTTGTATCGATATGTCCATAAATACTAGCATTGAGTTGCGTATATACATCTTTAAGATATGTATTAATAACTTCTCGACCATTCTCTAATTTTATAGTCATGTCACGATAAATATTAAAGGGAACCATACTAAGACTTTCAGCCCATGTTGCTATTTTTTGTCCATCATCGCTATTGGTTTCGTCTGCTTGATTAAGTTTTTTCAAAATTAAATGTTTTATACCATCACTAATATTACTTTCGATTATACGAAATCTCAGAGGAACTTTTTGGCGATGAACATCCAATAAAATTTGCTCCATGCCCATAATTTCAAGTCTTTCTTGTTCTGATTTGGATTTTAAATACTCAACTTCTTCATCATTATATTGATAAACCCAACTTTCATCCGAATTTTCAGTAGAATATGTGTCTTCATCTTCTTCATCACTCTCACTACTATCATCACTCTCACTACTATTATCACTTATTTCAGTTTGTATATTTTTGCTTAAGAGTGCTTTATATAATATATTGAGTGCCTTAGACTGTTTACTTGTTTTTTTTGGTTTCACTACTTTTTCCACTTCAACTTCATGTCCTATATTATCAATTGCGTTATAATCTACTGTAATATTAGGACAACGCGATCGTGTCATATATGGATGTGATATATTATCAATTACAGGAATATCTTCATTTTTATTATCACTAATGTCTTTATTAATACTATCTTTATTTATACGTGGCATTTCTAATAGAAGTCTTTTTTATTAAAATTATCAAAACAGTTGTAAATCAATTTTTTTTGTAATTAGTATTAGAAAAATATTAATTTAACATAGCAGTTTGATTAAATATACAAATAAAATAATGTATAGCACAATAATAAAAGTATATAAAAGTTATAGTTATTATTTTAAATAATACATATATATAAAATTAAGTATGGCTAATGAAATAATTGATATTAATAATATAAAACAATTAGATAAAACATTATATAATATTATTATTTTAAAGTCAGACAATATTAAAATATTTCTAAATATATACAAATTTTGGACTAAAATAGATAATAATGACCATAAAAATCAGATAAAAAAATATATTGTAAATTATGGTTATATGCTTTTTTGTAAATTATCTTATAAATTATTACATTCACTATCAGAAGATATACTTCTAAATCTAATAGAATTATTAGATTTTGTTTACAGCAATGGATCTAATCGTATTAAAGAAAATATTTTTAAAGCTATTGAAAATGGTTTTTTAAAGATTTATGAGAAATTCTGGAATTGGACGGTTATAAAACATTTTTTACGATATAAACCTTTACAAGACTGGTTTTTAAATACAAATATAAGTAATCCATTAGAATTCGAGAAATCGAAATTTTTAGGAAAAATACTATCAATGGATAAAATGAATGGGGAAAAATATCAAAATATAGAATTAACACGAAACATTCAAAATGAAATGAGGACACATATATTTGAAATATTTTCAGATATATATCAAAATAATGCTGAACAGTTATTTAAAATATTAAATAGTATTGTTATATTTAACTTACCTAAATCACAAATTACGAACCATACATATTATTCTGACTTTTTAAATACATATCATTTTATTGATACGTGCCTAAGTATAATACTCTATCTAAATAGTCAATTTACAGAAACGCAAGAAAATATAGATTATAAATATATTTATAATGAAAACTGCACCATTTATAAATATAATAGTATTACGGTAGCAGGAGAAATTATTGTTTCAGATAATTCAACATTTAATAATAGAACAAAATGGCATTTTTTAATATATGGATATTATCGTATTCTATACTATAGTTTGATAACACAAAATTATAACTGTATTATTCAAAATGCTTTAGCATTAGATACTTCAACACAAATAATCCTTAAAAAATATATTGATCTTAATAATGTTTATATTAATAATCCATATAACCAATCAGAAATTACTAAGTTTTTGCATAATTTTATAGATAATTTAGATTATACATTAGCAACAGAAGATATAATTTATGAAATTTTACAATTTTATTCTTACAATATGGAACATAATAAACAATTTATTATTGTAAACATAGATTTATTGCCTATATATTTTTTTAAAAAAATTATAATGAATAATACTATTTTTAAAAATCCTTATATAAGGTTGAGGGCTACAAAATTAATTTATTTATATGAAATGTATTATAGTAAATTAGATTTAGGCGACAATTTTTTAAATTCTCTAGTAGAACTATCAATTAATATTCATCATTTAGCAGGAATGGATCAGTATAGCGAAAGAATATTTCACCAATCCAATATTATAAAAATATTATTTGAAAAATCGTTTATTACATCAAATAAAGAATTATTCATAGTTTTATTTACTGAATTTGATAGTGTATTAAGTAATAAAATGACTGAACTAAGAAATATAATATTAAATTCAAATAATATAGAATTAAGTTTATTAAATTCTTATCATAAAAATTTAGATATCTATTTAAATCATATTAAAAATTTCATATCCTATATTGAATTATGCTTTAGCAAAAACAATGGACCTTTTAATGATGTAAATGTGGATATTGCTTATCATTTTTGTAAATTTATATATTGTATATTTAAGAATATGTTTGATAAAAATAGCCATGTAATAAAGATAAACTATAATGTCTCAGATATGAATATGAATTTCTGGTTATTATTTAAAAAATATGTATTAGATTTATTCATAAATCAATTTTCGGTGATATTAAAATTGCCAAATGTAATAAATACACTTTATACATTTTATCCTGATATTGAAGAATTTATATCATTATTTGATACAGAATTTCAAACTAATTATCTGGATGAATATACAAATAGTATAAAACAAATTGAAAATACAATTTTACCAGATAATTTACCAAATGAATATTTAGATCCTATTTTATTTACACCAATAATTCATCCTATGGTTTTGCCTGAAAGTGGTTTAATAATTGACCGAACAGTTATTATGTCTTATCTTTTAGAAAATAAATATGACCCTTTTAATAGGCAACCTATTACTTTTGAGCAATTGGAACAATATAATTCATTAGATAATGTTAAAGCGAAATGCACTGAATTTATATTAAAAAGAGATCAATGGATTAAAGAGATGTGTCCTAATACAAATACAACTACAAATACAACTACAAATACAACTACAAATACAACTACACCTACAAATTTATAAAATTTATTTAAGAAAAAACTATTTTTTAAATAAAGTTTATAGGTAATAGTTATATCCAACATAGAAATGGAATATGTTAGCATTTTATGAAAATCACTGTAATAATAGCATCTGTAATAACCTACAAAATTTATAAAAAAATTTATACTTTAATTATCATAGGGTTTAATTTTTGATTTAAGCTCTTTTATTAAATCTATCATAATTGTATTTTGTATTTTTTGTGTTTGGACTTTTATTAATGGAACTGTAGGTGGTAGAGGAGGAGGTGGTGGTGCAGGAATTTGAATTTGATTATTTGTATTCATTTGTAAATAATTGTTTTGATTAACATAATTTACAGGAGAAATCAACTTGCTATTATAAAATTCAAGTTGTAATTTTAGAATTGATATTTCATTTTTTTGTTCATGATTTATTTGGAGTAATTGACTGTATTCACATTTTAAATTTTTATATTTTTCTTTTGTTTTATTATATCTATTATTTAAGTTAGATAAATCACATTGAGATTGATAACAATAGAAATTTTGTGCTTCTAACATAATTTTAAACTGTTCTAAATTTTCTATTATTGTTTTATCATCTGGAATTCGACTATAATTAAATATATGGTTCATAGTATTAATCTTATATTATAAATATGTCTTTTATTTATAACATAATTTTTTTATAAATTTGGTTTAGCATTTTCTATTATTTTATATTATTATTTGTAAACACGCATTTATTTTCACATTTCATATAAACTATCAGCATTTTTTTAAGATTTTAATTGTTTTTTTATGAAATAAGCATTGTGCTATATACTTCAATATCATCAACTTTAAAGCTATAGTTACCAAATAGTTTATTATTATTTGCTTCATATGTGAATTTTGCTGCATAATTAGTTCCATTTTGATTTAAAGATACATGTAAATCATGTCCACCACCAAAAGTTGGTCCATAATATGAATGGTCATATAAAGAAAACATTTCAAATCTAACATTATAGTATTTGTATACATTATTATTTTCTATCGTAAATAAAAATGCTTTACGCACAGGAATATGCACATAATTATTACGACTTGCCCAGTGAACTGGCGTATAACCACCTGATATACGATTATTAGATTTAATTACTGTAATCGTTGGTCCTTGATTATCACACAGAGAGTGAAAAACTTTTGGACTAAAGCCATGAACACTACCCTTATATAAAAGTTTTACTTTTTCTCCAGATGTACCTAATTTTTTCAAAATATCATTGTTTAGCAAACTACCTTTTCTTAAATTTATCACTGTTTTTTTAGCTATTTCAATATTTTCATCGTTTTTAATTTTATTTAATATTTCAACGGATAAAGGATTACTTGAACTTAAATACATAAAATTGGTAATTGTACAGGGAGCCGCTTCATAATTATATGAACTATATATTGCGGCTGTTCCTTTTGTTTTAATAACATTCTTAAGGTCAGGCTTATCAATATTTTCAACAAGTTCAGTATTAATATATATTTTAAAATTAGTTCCACTTTTTATTAACATTACATTTACATCTTCACCCAAAGGTAAAGATTTAGAGCAATTTGATAAGATGTTATTATAATTATTTTTGGTGCTATATACATAATTTAAATTACTAGTGCCTTTACATATCCAAGCACCTGGAATACGAGAAAATTCCTCTTTGTCGGAATGTTCAATTTGTTCATTTTCATCTGAGGATGATAGGTTTTCATCTGTTAATGATGTTACTACAAAAATTTGAGTATCATATGGTTTAATACTTTCTAATTTAATATTAAAATTAATCGCATAATTTTCACTTAAACTAACATGACCCAATAACATATTTGATAAAGGTTCGTATGAACCCTTTTTGATCAATACATCATTAATTCCAGATTTTTGTAATGTTGGTTCAGAACTAGCTAAATACACTTGGTTTTTTGAATTTTTACATGGTTCATTAGTTATCGTATATAAGTTGCCTGTAAAGCATTTCTTATTATCTAATCTAAAATATTTATGATTATTAATCTTAGCCCTATTCGCGCATGATAGTTCATTATAATTATTGCCGTGATACATATTAATATTAGATTTATTATCGTAACATCCCAATGGTATATTTATATCGACTGTGTTTGATGTTTCCGTATCTATATCTATAGGAGTATTTGGAATATTTGTAAATAATTCTGAAAATACAATATCACCTTTTTTATTTATTAACAAAAATATCCATTTATTATTACCACTTCTATTTGACGAAATTATCACCTTATTTATTTCAAATTCACTACCAATATCAATCGATGTATAATTTGATTCTGTTTTTTTATTAGATTGTAAAGCGGAAATATCTATATTTTTACTAAAAAATTGAAAATTAGCATCCTTTATCCAATCAGATTTATCTAAATCTATAATTCGCATATATTGTGCTTTAATACCATTTAAATCTAAATCCAACAAACTAGTGTCTATTTCTTTTATACATTTATCAATGTGTGTAACAGAACTAGATTGTAAGTAACCTTTAGACTCATCCATAGCATTATTTAAAATATATCTTTTAAAATCAAAATCATTTAGTTTAGATAAATCATTTTTATCATATTTTATTTCGTCATTAATATTTATTGAATTATTATCTGTTTTACCATATACACAGTTTTTACCAGCAATAATCATATCATCATAAATACATGCATTTTTATCTTTACGATCACAAGTCATATTTTCGAGTGTTACTCTATTAAAATCAAATATACTTGTTTTTATTTTTAAAATAGATATTAAACAAATAATAAGAAATATAAATATTATAATTTCCATCATATATTTATATATTATATCTTTTTTTACAAAAGATGTTATATATAAATTATAACAATAGTCAATATTTTGGTTGTTATATAAAAAAATTACTATTCTTCAGAGTCAAATATTTTCTGTGAATATTCTTCAGATTGCAACATCATCTCCATTATTTGTGGAGCATTGAGTGATAAAGCACTTCTTAGTTCTATAAAAGTTTGCCCTGGTAATAAATTAAAAACCTCTGGATTAAATTTGGTAGCCCATTTATTAATTATTCCTATTGCTGTTCTCCTTGTTCCATCTTTGTATTTTTTGTTTAGTTTTATTTTCTTGTTTCTATTATTTCTAATTGCCTTAAGTACACGTTTTTTATTCCTTTTTAAATCATAGGTATCAAGCACTTCTAATGGGTCAATATCAGGGTCAACTTGCGACATAATACGGTCATATTCTTTTTGGTCGTTTTCTAATCTTTTATTTAATTCTGGTAAATCTTCTTTAGTCCAATATTTTATAATCCAATCGTCGTCTCTTCTGAACTTCTCTACCGTTTTTCCCATCTGTATATCTTTAATTATAGAACTACAATAATCAATGCGGTTTTTCACCCATTTTGCGGGCCAAGCCAATTTATATGTTTTTTTTATTTTTATCCTATCAGCTTGTGTAAGTGGTTCTTTTTTTTCTAATAATCTCACAATAAATGACTGAAGTTCATCTTCTAATTTTAATAATTCTGTATCAAGTTTCCAATTTTCCCATTCTATGTAATATTTGAAATATTCCTCACATTCATTTTTAAAAAAATCAATTTCATCTAGAAGACTTAGCAATTTTAATACATATATATCTTTATCATCTACTTCTGCGAGCCTACTGTCTACTTCTAATATATAATCACTAAAATGTTGTATTTCATGTAATCTATTTGAACATTCGTCCCCACCGTGCCATTTGGGCTCATCCCCTACCCCTCCGCTATAGATTTTTTTATTCGCAATTTTGCTTTTATTTCTTACAGCTTTATTTTTTATATTTTTTAATGAAGTTTTCTGAATTTTCATTGTCCTGAAATATATCTATAATCAATATATTTTAATAAAAAAAATGATTATAATGCTTATTAAGAAATCAATGTTATAGGTTCTAATTCCAAAAAACATGATTAGACATTAGTGATTTATTGATATATTTTAGATAATAATCATATACTTGCTCTTTCCCACAATATTTAAGACTATAGACACTTTTAACCTTTGGTTCCAAT